ATAATATTCATAAATTCTTTCACTAACTCCTTTTTTTGCTTATTGTCTTCATTGTCTCCATTGTCTCCATTGTTTCCATTGTCTCCATTGTTTCCAATTTTTCCATTGTCTCCATTGTTTCCAATGTTTCCATTATCTTCACTTTCAACACTGTCTTCTTGTTCGATAAACCCGTATTCATTAAGTAATTCTTGGGATGTTAATAGTTTCATGATCTTGCCATTTTTATTTTGGAGGTAGTAATCGGTGAATTTGTCATTGATATGGTGAGCATTCGTGTATGCTGTTGTTAAATTACTTCTATCAATCGTTAGATTTTCATTCAATCGTATTTTTTTCACATTAATATCATTGGATACAATCTCTTTATAGAATTTTACATTCGCATCATTTCCAAACATAACTGTATCATCGAATGACACCTTACCATTGAACCTAATATTGCCACTTCTCATTTTAACAGCGGTATTTCCAATGCTGTAATTTGGTGGTACATTATCGTCAACTTCATTTTCCGGTTCAACTTCAATTTCAACTTCGTTTTCCGGTTCAACTTCAACTTCATTTTCACATTGTTTGTATGATGTGTTTGTTGCGGGAGTACAAAGGTTATCGTAATATTTGGAGTCTTCAACAAATGAGTTTAACCACTCGAAGTTATAGCCTTGATTCTGTATCATATCTATTTCTTTTATCTCTTCTTCTTCTTCTTGTTTTCTATTTACTATTTCTTCTTGTGTTCTCTTTTCCATCTCATCTTTTTTTCTATTTTCATTTCTGTTTTGCAACGCTCTTCTGTTTCTAACTCTAAAACGCTCAACATGGTCTTTCAAATTGATTATTGGTCCATTTTTGCTACGAACACGGGTTGATAGGCGTAGAATGCCGATAATTGCTACTAATCCACATAATAACACTGCGAATGAACGAGCGTATTTGTTCAAAAACCAACTCATTTTGTCATTTACAAACATAAAAAATATCACGATACAAAATACACATATATAAATATAAATTCTCATTATAAACCCATTTTACTCGACATATAATATAATCATATTAAGCCTTTTCTTTTTTCCGTAATGTATCTACCCATTTGTAAAGGTTATCAATCACTTCCGATTCATCGACAGAATAGCCTTTTTCGGCAATACCTTGACTGGTAGTGCTATCATCATTGTCATTTTGCATATATGCTCCCCGTAATATTTTTATGTTTTCGTCGAAGGCATTACATTGGTCGTAGTTTAATAACATATTGTAATCTTCAGCAATAATGCAATTATCATCACCATCTCCACCGACACACAATTTAGAGTCGGACTCCAATCCCGTTGAACCTGGTGAAATGTCAATGGTATCGAATGTCACCCCCTTTTTAAATCTGACATCGGTATTAAATTTTGTTGGTTTATCTATATTGACTTTATTTTTAAAATTCACAACTTTTGAAAAATTAAGGGGAACATTTTTGCTTCCCATTTGGAATTCGTCATTCTTACCATTATAAACGAATAAAGGAACTTTATCATTACCATTTTGTTGCATGTATATACCTTTTTCACTATCGTCCATTTTCGTATGTTTGAATACCAACTTATTCTGAATTATATTGTGATGCGACGGAAAACTTATACCATGACCACGGTGATATATTTTGTTCACTATTATTTCATCATTATCATATTCTGTAAATCGCTCAAATCGACGATTCCTATGGCGTCTTCTTTTATAGGTGCCACAAGAAAAAAGAACACAAGTGAATAATAGACTGAGGACAAAACACACGGCGATAAAGATTATAATGCTATATATATTCATTATAAGAAGGGATAAAGGTTTGGTATATATTTTATATTTTGTTTATATGTATGTGATAAATTTGTATAGGCGTGTTTCAAAAAAAAATGTTTAATATACATTTGATACGCATCATCCTATGGTCAAACCATTATCGCCTCTCGATATTTTAATATCATCGCTACCATACTTACTTCCTCCTTTAAATAATATGTCATTATCTATGCTTATAGAGTTGGCTAATATCGGTGACATAAATTTCACTTTCCCTGACTTTGCCTTTACCTCGTGGGTTTTTATTTTTTTAAATTTAGTTGGTATCTTGCATTTGGGACAATCATTCGTAATATATTCGACCGCAGTTGATTCTGGTATTGGACTGTCATTTACCTCACATGTCACAGTTTCATTATGAATTTGACCCACCAAACGGCCTGTAACATCCGAGAATAGCTCGGCACCTTGATAGTTGGTATGTTTATGTTTCACCCAGGACAGCACACTGATCAAAAGTAAAATCATACACATAGATATATACATGAGTAGGGAATTCATCGTGTAAAAATGCCTATGGTTTCTTCTTGTGTTTTTATCTTGTGTTGAGATAAATTTCACATGTATATTGAGGGTAATGGGCAATGCATTTATTATCAATGTGTTAAATCCACCATTTTTTAAACATCATTAAACAGCAAACAAACTATAACAAAGAATACAAATGAATTCGATGGCAAATGTAATGCAATTGAATAATGAGTATATGAGCGACCTTATCCATAAAACCGCTCCCTTATTTTATCAAGGGGTCGCTTCAATATTCGAAAATACACAACATAGCAACACCGACATCAAAATGCTTCTCCGTGACTTTCAATTAACCCTAGAGAAAGTCCCCACCTGGAATGATGTGATGTTAGAAAAGGAATATGAACGGTTCATTGAGTCGACTAAATGTGATTGGTTAGACACACTTATAGCGGCGACCTTTAAATCATCCGCCCATGTAATGTTGTCGACCATCGGACATAATGTAGCAGTTCCTGAATCCATGGACCTCGAAATACCATCAGGAAAAAGGTTCATGCATAATTGTTACATCAACATTTGTCGAAAATTATGGAAAAAACCACAACTAATGTATGGTAAGTTTGTGAAAAGCGAGCTAATACAAAATAAAGACGAGGTTATGGGTATTATATCGGAATCAATTAGAGACACTGTTCGTTGCAACCTACCGATCAAAGAGGTCGTGTCGTCATATGTTCGTAACAATGACCTCGAAACTGGTTCATTGAATACGAATAAGACCATCGGGAAAATATCTACAAACTCTTTCGATAGCGAGTTCGTAGATGAACTCGTGGATGAACTCATTCAGGATGGAGACGATGATGAGCCTAGTGACGATGATGAAGATGAGCTTAGCGACGATGATGAAGAAGGTGCGGAAAAAGACGAAGTTGTAGATGATGACAATGGTGCGGACAAAGACGAAGTTTTGGAGTTGGCGGAAAATGACCGCAAAGTTGTGGATGATGACAATGGTGCTGAAAAATACGAAGTTTTGGAGTTGGCGGAAAATGACCGCAAAGTTGTAGATGATGCTGGTGTTGATGAGGCGGAAAATGACCGCAAAGTTGTGGAGGATGCGGATGATGCGATAGATTGCAACAAAGATGAAGTTGTTGACCGCAATTTACATACTAACACACATGGCGACCCACCCAAAATGGGCGAGAGAGCTACCGCTATTGAAATCCCCGGGGGGTCTATCGACAACCAACTACCCATTGAAAATGTGTCCACCAATGAAAATACATTGACCAAAGTAATCAATATAACCCATGGAAATGATAAAAACCCTCCTACCATTGATGATATAAACAATGGAAATGTGAAAAGCAAAGTGGAATATGTAAACAATACCAATACCAATACCAATGCCAATACCAATACCAATACCAATACCAATACCAATACAAATGCCAATACGAATACCAATGCCAATACCAATACCAATACCAATACCAATACAAATGCCAATACGAATACCAATGCCAATACCAATACCAATGCCAATACGAATGCCAATACCAATACGAATGCCAATACGAATGCCAATACGAATGCCAATACGAATGCCAATACGAATGCCAATACCAATGCCAATACCAATACAAATGCCAATACGAATGCCAATGTTAATGTCGATGGACGAACTACTCATGAAACAGAAATTGGTTCTATCGTTGAAATGGGTATTTCCAAGATGACAAAACAAGATATAGGCGTCGATATGGATGACGATAAGGGCGACAATAAGGGCGACAATAAGGGCGACGATATTGGCGATGGTGTAGGTGATGACGGTGATATTGACACTGATACAGACACTGATACTGAAAGCGATGCATATGCTGATATTGGAGATGGTCCCACCCTTAAAGAAGAAACTGTCAATGAAAAAAATTATCGTAATGATAGTTCTCATAGAACCATAAATACACATTCGAGTACTAATTCCAAGTCAAATTTAGAGCATACAATGGAGGGGGGGCGACAAATAGCATCAACTATGCGTTCCCCATCGAAAGAAACGAATGAAAAAATTGACATGGATGCCATTAATAATTCAGTGAAGCATGTTTACATTCATGAAAAGAAAAGGCGAAATGAAAAGAAGATAAAGGACATTCTCGGTGTCAATATGGACTATGAGCACTTTAAAAATAATCGCAAAAACATGTTGAAGCATTTACTAATAAAAACGAACCCGGATCTATTGGCGACCGCTTCGTAAATGAGTGTGACGATTATATTATTAAGTTGGATGGGGGTAAATATATTTTTTTCGTCGAATTATATGCATGGAAAAATAACGGTTATTTTACCATTTAAAAAATGTATATTAATGGAAACACCGATTATGTTTAAATTTTACGTATCACTCGCAGTTTCCATCGTAGTATGTGTGGCATATCATATAATCGCCTCGAATAACAAGGTGCGGAAAGAGGACGACGAAGTAACCAAACGGCAATTAATTCTATTTCTGACGATGTTTGTAATAACATATTGTGCCCTTACCCTAGTATACGAGGGGGGTTTAAACAAATCGAAGGCGAACCTTGTGGGGGGTAATGGCGAGTATCCGAATGGTGCTCAATTCGCCCAATTAGATGAACTGTTAGAAAATGTGGATTTAGGGGAACCTCCATTTTGATATGAATGCATATATGATAGATAGATGTTTATGGAGATGTTTATAGATGGTTGCATTTACATAAAAAGATTGTGTAAAACACGATATATAAATTGTAAAGAGACTATATAGTTCATAGAGGTCGTAAAATAATAGTTTGCAACGATGAAATTAGAACTTAAACGGTTCGACATATCGAGTATTACCGACGACAAGGTGGTGGTAATGATCGGGAAAAGGAATACTGGAAAATCATATCTCATTAAAGATTTACTATATTACCATTCTGACCTACCGATTGGAACAGTGATATCGGGTACAGAATCAGCAAATCATTTCTATGGAGATATCATTCCGAAAATGTTTATTCACGATGAATACACACCCGGAGTGATTGACAATGTTGTGAAAAGACAGAACATGATTTTGAAGAAAATTAATAAAGATGTGCAAATGTATGGCAACACACAGGTGGATCCGAGGGCATTCGTGATTCTAGACGACTGCCTCTATGACTCCGCATGGACAAAGGACAAGAATGTGAGGGCATTGTTTATGAATGGGCGCCATTTGAAGATTTTCTTTGTGATCGCTATGCAGTACCCATTAGGAATTCCCCCGAACTTGCGGACGAACATCGACTTCATATTCATCCTTAGGGAGAACATCGTTGCGAATCGGAAACGGATATACGATAACTATGCGGGAATGTTCCCGACATTCGAAATATTTTGTCAAGTTATGGACCAGTGCACCGAAAATTACGAATGCCTAGTAATTGACAATACGACAAAAAGTAATAAACTTGAAGACACTGTATTTTGGTATAAAGCCGACAACGCACCGGCTTTTCGTGTCTGTCAAAATGATTATTGGTTAATGAGCGACAATTTGGACGACGAACACGAGAATGAGGAGATGTTCGACCCATCGAGTATCCGGAAGAGGCAACATATAATTAATGTGAAAAAAATTTAATTTTATATGGTATGGATTTCGTGAACACTTCAAGGACACCACAAGGACACCACAAGGACACCTCTAGTACACTAGGTTCCCCGATTTATCGAACTGGTAGTCCAGCGCTTCGAGAGTCGGGTTTGTCATTGAATAATGCTTTGTGGTGTGAGGAATTGTACTTATTGTTAAAGACGAATTCATCGAAATAGGTACGAGGGATGAATTTATATTGAACACGCACATCTTTTTTCAATTGCTCGAATTTTTCTTGGTAGATACCGTGGGTAACCATGAACATACCCACAAATAGGAGGAGTATGACGAACAACTTCATTTTTTAAAGTTTACAAATATTTTAACGGCGGTGTTTTCAGCGGTTATGATGTCTGGTATGGTAGTTAAAAGACATCATCAACATATACAAATGTTGGTTCGAAAGCATATTGCATTTATTACCTAGTGTAATTAATAATTCCATTCTATGCATTCCATTCTATGCATTCCATTCTATGCATTCCCATATCTAAATGGGACCATATTCTTATCATTTGCGGGACACCCATGGGTCGTCGGTGGATAAATCGGGTATTGTAGGCGGTGTGGATAGTGAGTTACTACTTTCCCCCTCGGTTTGAGAACGGGGGTCATGTTCGATGGTATCCTCGTTATCCTCGTTATCCGTGTTATCATCGTGATCATCGTCATCCTCTTCATCCTCGTTAAATGTAGCATTTGCATCCTTAATGAGCGCATTAAAGAAACTAATGCGCTCATTGTGTTTCTTGGTCCGTTCAATAAGGTCGTTCTTCCGGTCATTGAAGAATATTTCCGTCTTCTCCCGATTTTTATTATATTCCCGCATTAATGTATTCAATTGGGTTTCATTGTATTCTGTGTCGATTTCATCAGGATTTCCCCCGAGAGGGCACCAACATCCCACTTGGGCGACATAAATGTTATGTTTATTGTTGTCTTTTCGCTTCAATACCTCTGCTCTAATTTGTGCCTCTTTAAGTGTTTCATAAGATCCTCTTACTTTTATACCTCGAATACATGTGCGGAGGTTATTCTCCTGCATGTAGCGGGAACTTATGCTGGAGTCGTGCATACTCTTGAATGTCTTGTATTCGGAGTCAATTTTATCCGCATCGAAGAATATATTGTATTGCTCCTTAATGGAACGCAACTCATCCTGTTTATCCGGATAGAGTTTTTCCAGTCCATCCACTAGTTCGACATTCCTTGCGATATATTGGTCGAAGAAGTCTCGCAAGAAATACGCCTCCTTATCTTTAATGACTTCTTCCGGGTTGATAAACGACAAACAAACATATTGTTGATTGCGAATGGGTGGGTCTTCATCGAGGTAATCTGTATCGGTCACCTTCACCAAATCACTTGTCGGTTGTTCTTCTGCCATCACACAATTTAAAGGGGAATACGATGAGTAAAGTGCACTTCGTAATATCGAAGGGGATATAAATTGTGTTTATATAATTTTCATTGTTATGTTGAAAAATAAATTTGGTTCAAATCCTCAAATTAGTCAAATTATTTTTATGGACGAACTTTTTTCTTATATAATTATAAAAAGAATTTCAACGAATAAAAATCATGAACGATTACTCTTTCGATGTCATGGAAATCATCGTCCGTATTTTGAAATATCTATTCGAAGGTCTCGTCGTCGCCACCGCCGCCTTCTTTTTCCCCGGCAAGAAACCGAAGGTGGAGGAGGTAATGTTCATTGGTTTCGTCGCCGCCGCCACCTTCAGTCTCCTTGATTTGTTCGCACCCTCCATCGGAGTGTCCGCACGACAAGGAGCTGGTTTCGGTATGGGAGCAAACCTCGTCAACTTCCCTAACTAAATGGATATCCCCAACATCCCTTGGAACCTCGCTATGTCTGTCGTGTCCCTGATTATATGATTATATGATTATATGATTATATGATTATATGATTATATGATTATATGATTATATGATTATATGGACCTTATGAATTTCCAATTTAACTCCTCACATATTTTTTTCCAAATTTGCTCCTGTTGATGCAATTTATCTCTGCTCTTTAATAGGGGGAAATATTGGAGGAACTCCTTTTCATCGAGCAATTGGATAAATTTATGCAAAACATAACTGTAAGATAAAAAATTTTTCCGATTACTTGGACTATATTTCAAAAAAGGGACTTGAATCTCTTTGAACATATTTTTTAATTTTTCTTCCAATTCCGAATTTAAATGGGGGTTAGGAATTCCTGTTATTTTATTGAGTATATAAGGAATGTGTTCATAGTATTTATTGATTTTATGTTTTTTCAATATTTCCCGTATCTTCGTTGTGGTCACATTCACTAAATTGTAGATACGTTGTTTATTCAACTCCAACATTATTTTATCGAAAACCTCTTCCGGAATATCGGTGGTCTCTTTCCCTTGAATTTGATTCAACCATTCGGAGAAGTGATTGATTCTTTTGTAACTGAAATAGGATATTTCCTTGGGAGGATCTTTATAGGATGGTTTCTCATTGTCCGTTATAATATGCTCTATCGTGTAGCAATTCCGACAGCATATAATGCCCTCATTTACAAGGATGTCCTTCGTCGCCATATTGCAATACGAGCATAGATTAGTGTCTTCTTGGTAAATGTTGTTATTAATGTAGTTGGAGTCCGTTTTGCTCAAGTAGGCATCAAGAAGACGGGCCCGGTTATATTTTAATTTAGCCACTACCGATGTCGGGACACCATTGTCTGTTTTTTTCGCCGGCAATGATGATGTAGTACCTGATGAATGTTTCGTATCAGTTGATGTATTTTCATTCGACTCTGAAAAATATTGAGCGATGCTTTTTACAGACAAATTTGAAACCATATTAACATTCTCATCGGAGTTGTTTTCAACGAGGTCGTAGTAATTATAAAGAATGTCGCTGGTATTGGTGAAGTATTCTATTTCCCATCTATGGTTTTGTAAGTCGTCAATTTGCCCCTTGAGATGCGCCAATTTATCCCTGATTATGACAATTTCTTTAATTTCATGGTCTCGAATGACCTTTTTCGGGATGGCTTTTAAATCGGCGAGGGATTGGTCGAGGTCGGTGTATTCCTTCGTCAATTTGGTCAATCGTTGGGATGTGGTGTCAAAAGTTTTTATCATATGTTTATGACGCACATCAAGTGTCGCATTGGATATTTGGTAATTACATTGTCGTTTCGGATTATTCCTTTGTTTTTTCATGAACTAAAAACCTAAATATTACATTGGAATTTTTAAATGTGTTTTTAAATTTATTTTTTTTTCTAACTATATATTAAAACAAAATTAATTCAATATGGGAGGAGGATTAATGCAACTCGTTGCCTATGGCGCACAAGACATTTACTTGTCTGGTAATCCACAAATTACTTTTTTCAAAGTCGTCTATAGGCGCCATACCAACTTTTCTATGGAGTCCATTGAACAGACCTTTAATGGGACCGCCGACTTCGGTCGCAAAGTGACTTGCACCGTTTCCCGCAATGGAGACCTCATCAACCGCATGTATATGCAAGTCGAACTCCCGGCAGTTACATTGCCTGAAGGCGCCACTACTGGTGGATACCTCGCCGGACTGGGTCATAAACTCGTGAAGTCCGTCGAAATCGAAATCGGTGGACAGCGTATCGACAAGCATTACGGCGACTGGCTCCACATTTGGAATGAGTTGACTCAAACCGAAGGTCATTGGGATGGTTATAGTCAGATGATTAACGGTAGCAGCGTCGTTACTGGTAGTGGTGTTAATTACACTGTTGATGATACCAGCGCACGAACGGTGTATATTCCCCTCCAATTCTGGTTCTGCCGAAACCCGGGTCTTGCGTTGCCTCTCATCGCTCTGCAATACCATGAAGTTAAAATCAACATCGAATTCTCGTCTCTTGGTGATGTTACTGACAATGTAACTGGCACTGATGGTTCTTTCTCCGCTCAACTATTCGTCGACTACATTTACCTCGACACTGATGAGCGCCGTCGGTTCGCCCAGGTGTCCCACGAATACCTCATCGAACAGCTTCAATTCACAGGTGATGAAACCGCCAACAGTAAGATCAAACTCAACTTCAACCATCCCGTCAAGGAACTTATTTGGGTCGAGAAGGAAACTGAAGCGAAAATCGGCACTTATGTGTCCACCTACAATTCCGCTCAAATTTCCCTTAACAGCCATGAGCGCTTTTCCAAGAGGAAACCCATGTATTTCCAGTTGGTGCAACCCTATCAGCACCACGAGCGTGTCCCGGATGTCGGTCAATTTATCAATGTGTATTCCTTTGCCCTTAAGCCGGAGGAGCATCAACCATCTGGTACATGCAACATGTCCCGTATCGACAATGCCACCCTCACCCTCGAAGGCATTAGCACCGGAGCAAATGTGGTTAAGGTATTCGCTGTAAACTACAATGTATTGCGCATCATGAGTGGTATGGGTGGTTTGGCTTACTCCAACTAAATCATTTACCACTTTTTTATAACATAAATTATCATTTTTATAATAATATATGTCAGTTTAAAAAATACAATATCAATTTATATCTCATATATTATGAAAAAAAACACAGTATCAAATTGTGCTTCCTTCTCTTAACAATGATCTACGAACTAGGGACAAAGGTTAAATGCATGCATCTCAACAAACAAGGGGTTGTCGTTAGAAATAAGAACATATTTGGCATGAAAGCGACCCCCGCAATGCAAATTAAGTTTGAAGATGGCACGAATAAGGTGTATTTGGCGAATGAATGTGACCATTTAATCGCCGTTAAAGATGAATAAGTTGTCCCTTATAAATTATAGCAACCATTAATGAACAATGATACATCTAGAATAGATAACATCTAGAATAGATAACATCTAGATTAACCCATTTACACATTCATCTTCTTGATTATTCTTTTTTATTATAATACAGTAAATACATACTACCGCATTATTTTCGTTGTTGTATTATTAAATATGTCTCCCACACTGTATACAAATAATATGTTCATGATTGGTTCAATCGTGGCATTGTTTTGTTTATTCATCATTATGAATGTAGTTCGTATGAAATTTATCGGAAAGGCGTCCATTACGATGGTCAAAATGGACACAAAAATGGACACAAAAATGGACACATCAGGTAAAATGGAGCAGTTTGAAAATAATGGTGCTCAATTCAAACTTGATTGTGAATATGAACACAAAAATACACCGTGTTGTGTTTTACGGGACATGAAAAAAAAACTAGGGATTGACTACTCTTTTAAGGACATTATCAAAAATGAATACAGTGCCTATCATATTGACCCCGACACTAAAGAGGTATCCTATACAAAACTCGACGAAGATATTCTACAAAACGATAAAAAGGTTCTTTTCGAGTTGGAAAAAGTATGCAATAACAACACATTAATAGATGACGTTGCGAATCCGATGGCGCAATATGACATCGATACCCATTCAAGAGTGGTCAATGCGTGGGTTAATGATATTGAAAAATTAAGAACCTATCTTGAGACGATATTGAATAGAAATAATGATGATTTTCGGAAAACGGCATCACAATATGATAAACTAGTGGAAGAGGTCAAAAGTACAATCGAAGATACGGACACAACAAAAGCCAGCATTGAAACTAGTTCCGGTATCATTCAAAATTTGCAACAAATCGACAACAGCTTGGCATTTCAAGACAAATTGGAAATTCTATCTGCGAATGTGGACCAATTGATGACTAAAGAGCATAATTTGAAAAATAATTACGAAACTGTCTTGATTAATATATCGAATGTGATCGGACATATACCGAGATTGTATAAGGAGATAATTAATCTTTACAATATATATCGACTTAGTAGCGAATATTTGAAATCGAAGTACCATGGGTCCGATGTTTCCAAAAAACAAAAACTAATTGAGAGCAGAAATAAAGCGCATCTTATGATTCAAAATACACAAAAATACATTAAGGATACGGAGGTTATTCTATATGAAATTATGGAAAAAATGAATGGTTTTATATTTTGTAATCGTTTAAATACAGATGATGGTGTTCCCCCGACCAATCGCAGAATTAGTATCGAAGTAAGCATGCCGAGTGGGTCGCACAATAAAGCGACGATCAATTTCAATACGACGACACTGCAATTTGAATATGATATGCACCATAGTTCACGTCATGATAAATACAAAAAAATGTTCACATCCGATGTGAAGAATTTAAATGTTGATTTTAATGGGTTCGCACCGGAGTCGCATTTAGAGGCAGTCATTTCTTCAGAGTTGTATGCCAGTAAATCGGCGGATGTTATTGCGGATAATATATTCAAGGAGTTTGTCTATAAAACATTCAAACCAATGGATATCTCGTCAATCGACAAATTAAGTGAATTGGAAAGGCATATTAGAGACATATGTGTTACGAAAGCATTAGAGATTGGGAAGTAACAAAGTTGTTGAAACAACACCCGATATAAGGTGTGAAATATTGTCGGGTCAATGGAGAGGGGGTGATGGATATACCATGTTATATATTACTCAATATATATTTTTATGATAATACTATATTTTGATATACAAAAAAAATTAGTTTATACCCATTGATTTTATCGGGAAGTGCATTACTAAATCGAATGCATAGAAAAAAAATAAATACACAACGACAACAGTCGGGGTCGAACCGACGACCTCACGGTTAACAGCCGTGCGCTCTAACCAACTGAGCTATGCTGTCTAAACGTTGCGGAGGTTCTTTACGAATCTAAATGTCAAAATGTGCTTATCTTTAAATAGTTTTTCACCCCCCCCCTCCATTCCTGTGATGGTCTCTCTAAAAAATCTCCTTAATCTTTAATTTGAATGGTCCAATCATATTTTCTCATATATTTGTATAAACCCCGACATAATCCATCACTTCTCCCCATACACATCTACTTGTGATAATGAAACATTGCATCTATATGGTATTGGACCGCTCCGACATCGATATCGTCAATTGGAACGACGTCGTCGAGTCCAGTGTGAGGCATGTCCGTTGGAACCCGGATGGTTCCCGCTTCTTCGTAAAATTCACCGGCGACTGCCCCAGTTGGGGTGTCAATAAACCACTCTACACCTACAGTAAAATGAAGGAAATGTTGCTATATGACACCTGGTAAAAAACACATATAAATATTTAAAATTTACATATATGAAATTATATTTTACACCACCCTCTCTATAAACTATCAACTATCAACTATAACCATGATTCCACCACTTCATTGCATCGCCACTGTCGGAAAGAATTTCGGCATCGGTGATTCCAATAGTCCAACCTCTATACCTTGGAATATTCCTGATGTAACAACCCATTTCAAACAACACACATATGGACATGTCGTCATCATGGGTTCTTCTACATTTTTTTCCGTCCTGGAACGACGACCCCTTCCTGGTCGGTTAAATATTGTCGTCACCAACTCCCCCCATGATGACAAATTCGCCCCCTATTTCGAGAACAAGAATACCTTTTTTTTAGATTTTCCGACCTGTTTAAAATTCATCGAAGCCCCTCCGCCTCGACTGGAATTCTTCGATGTCGACGATACAAAAGAAATGATCCATCCTGATTGTGAGATGGTGAAATACTATGTCATCGGAGGTCAATCTGTCTTTAATTTGTTCAAACCATACATCAATTATATCCACCTAACTCATATTCAACACCCCGACCACGACTACTCCTTCGACCGGTTCTTTTTCCATATACCTAACCAGTTCAGTATATCTAATTATTCGAAACAGTTTCGCCATCTCGGACACACCTACCGCTTTATCGACTATTTACGGATCCCGACCACGAAACTTTCCACGGACCACATTTATCTTAATTTGTGTTATCTAGTTATTACCCACGGGGAATGGAGGAAAGACCGGACTGGTACAGGTACAATGGCATTGTTCGGGCAGCAAATGAAGTTCGACATTCGACATACTATACCCATATTGACGACTAAACGGGTCCCATGGAAAAGTTGCATCGAAGAGCTACTATGGTTTCTTAAGGGTCGGACCGACGCCAAATACCTGGACCGAAAAGGGGTGAAAATATGGAATGGCAACTCGTCCCGGGAATTTCTAGATAATCATGGTCTGAACCATCTCGAAGAAGGGGACTGCGGGGCGAATTATTCATTTCAATGGAGACACCATGGTGCATCCTATATAGACTGTCGAAGCGACTATCAGGGGCAGGGGGTCGACCAAATAGCTTACATTGAACACCTTCTTCGCCATGAACCGACGAGTCGGCGCATCTTTTTGTCGGCCTGGAACCCATCGGACCTGTATAACACAGTCCTCCCACCGTGTCATGTTAGTTGTCAATTCTATGTCGATAACAACCAGGGTCTTTCATGTCATTTATATCAACGGTCATGTGACATGTTCCTCGGGGTTCCATGGAACATTCTGTCGTATTCTGTTTTGACCTACCTCCTCGCCTACCGCCATGACCTCACCCCGAAAGAATTGATAATCAGCACTGGGGACACCCATGTTTACATCAATCATCTAAACCAGATGCATACTCAGCGAAAAAGGGATCCACTCGCCTACCCAATATTGACATTGCACCCCGACATAAAAACGAAGACCATCGATGAACTATCCATCGACGATTTCGACCTCATCGGGTATTTCCCCCACGCTTCCATAAAAGGCACAATGAGTGTATAAAACACACATTATGATTTTATAAAACACTCACAATTGTATGTTAATACCATATGAGTAATGCTCTATTTAAAAACCATTCTTTTTTATCAGTTTCTCTAGAAAGGGAACTTTTTTGTAAGTTTTTTTACACATAGATATATAATAAACACTGTGTGTGGTGTCTCAAACATTGGGACTATCTTTAAGTAGGACTATCTTTAAGTAGGACTATATTGTATATCACACTTTCCTTATTCGAATACCACCTTTGAAATAACCATGCTATCACTTCAGTCCTTTCAAAATAAGTTGTCCCTCGATGGAGTGAATAATATCAACTCCATTGCGAACCATGTAATTTTTGACAATGAATCCCTTATTTTCCGTAAAGAAAATGATACGGTTATTAACTATGTCGGTAAGAGGAATGTCGTCTCAGGGTACGATGCTGCGAAAAATCTGAAACGGGGACAGGACAATGTGTTTGTCGGGCACAGTGCTGGTTCCGCTAACAACAACTCCATCAATAGCGCAAATTTCACCCATTTGGCGTCCCATAATGTCTTTATCGGTACGAATGCCGGGAAAAATAATGTAGATGGATATCGAAACATCTTCATCGGCGATAACAACTCGTGCAATGTCGCCAATTTGTATACTCAGACCAATGGCGCAACGACCACCAATACAAATAACATGAGGTCCGCCATTCTAAACAATATCGGCATTGGGGCGGATGGGCAGGCTTCCGGTGGAAATACGATCGCCATCGGAAACAACAATTCCACCGAGGCGAAAAACTCGACGACCATCGGACATTTCTCGACAAATACTACCACCGCAGATAACTCCACCATTTTGGGAAATAAAATTACCAATACTGGGAAAAATGCATTCATTCTTCGGGCGAATGGTTCGAACCAAACCACCAACCTATATAGTACGAACAATGACATCGATAATTATTTCAATATCAATGACATTTTCGTCGGTGTTTCGGGTCAAACCATTAATGTGAATGATAATATGCGGTTCACGAAGGACACCGACTTCGACCACACTGTGAGAGGTAGCAACTTAGACTTCAAAAGCGCCCATTTCGACACCATCTACGGAGACATGGTTATTGGTGGTCCCACCAATCAGGTCGAGTTCGAATCCAAGGTGGTTTTAAAAAATACCACCCAGTTCGACAACACCACCACATTCAGCAGCAACGCCGTTTTCGAGGGAACAATGAGTGCCCAAAATGGCCGCTTCGTGTTGACGGATGATGAGTTCAAATCCCAACTACCCACTAACACTTTAAAAAGTTTGCTAGTCGAAGACGATACACTACTGAAGAGAAATGTCACCATCAATGGGGTAACTTATACACATAATATCAACATTACAGGTGTCATGAAACTTAATGGATCAAACATCATGGACCACATTAGGAACATGGGGAATGACATCGATGACACTTTCATATCACAAATAAAAAGCATCATCAGTTGGTTGGATGAGGAACAAGACCAGGTCAATTTGTCCGGGTTCAACAATGACCTCGCCCCTTGGCTTCACCATGACCAAACCCAGGTCAATTTATCAACATTCAACAATGACCTCGCTGCGTGGTTGACTTTGACACAGTCCGACATCCGCCTCGGGGATTTTTCCAATGACATCGCCCCCTGGTTGAATAGTGCGCAAAGTGAGGTGTCGCTTCAGGGTTTCCGCAATGACCTGGCCCCGTGGCTGCGACCCGACTCGAAGAGCATCCTACTATCACAATTCCAGAATGATGTGGCCCCGTGGTTACAAAACAATTCCATGGCGATTAATTTATCGAGTTTCAACAATGATATCGCCCCCTGGTTGAATAGTGTGCAAAGTGAGGTGTCCCTTCGTGGTTTCAAAAATGACCTGGCTCCGTGGCTGCGACCCGACTCGAAGAGCGTCCTATTATCACAATTCCAGAATGATGTGGCCCCGTGGCTACAACCGGACCCATTGCAAATAAACTTGAGCATCTTCAACAATAATGTGGCTCCGTGGTTGCGATACGACCAGTCGCATGTCCGCCTCCGATCCTTCTTGAATGACATCGCCCCCTGGTTGGAGTATTTCTCCAGCAATGTGATGCTCAGCATTTTCACCCACGACTCATTAAATGTGCAAAGCAACAGTCACTTCAATGGTCCGGTTGATTTTAATAATAGCATCCATTTCACGAACTCGAATGCGGTGTCCATTTTCGACGGCGACTGCATATTCAATGGCGAGGTAACATTGTCAAATGTATCCGTGGCGGACATGACAGTGTCTAATATGTCGGTGGCGGACAGTTTCGATGTCAATGGAGCCTTTCGAGCGCTCTCGAATATCGAATTTCACGGGGACGCCATATTTCATAGCGACATCCATGTTTACAATAGCGACGACTACCCAATTTTCAGTGTCGTCGACTCCAATGTACTCATCAATGGCACACTCGACATCGGGGGCGGTTCCCTCAACCTAAATGAGAATGGAATGACAGTGAGCAATGACCTCTATGTCGATGGAAATATTACATGCAAAGGGGCATTTATTTGTGGAAGCATTACTATCCAACCCTACGAAGAGTATTGGCGTGTCATCCGCATGGCAATCGAACACCTTGAGGATGCTACCCAAATTAACAATGGTCTAGTCATACCGGGGGCCTATTTTACCCCCTATGAGAATGTCTTCTTCAAACCCACCTATTTCCTCGAACCGATTTTTTTGACGAGCAACCCCTTCAAGATAGACCCCATCGTTTATTTGGACTTTTTCGCTAAATGCAATTTATATGTGGGGGAACATTTATATGGTAATGAATACACATGCAACCTACTGGTCGGTAGCGACACCTATTTCGAAAAGGATGCAATATTCCATTCAAATGTCTTTTTACACCATGTGGTGTATGGAGCGGACCTTGACCAGTCCATTACAATCGGTAGTGATACGACATTTAGGTCGAATGTTACCATTAGCAATGACCTAATTATTAATCGGGATGTCTACGCCTTGACATCCAATTTTCATTTTCATGCGGACACCATCTTCGAAAATAATGTGTTTTTACATGAAAATCTTTACACTAGCAATGATATCTATATATACCCTAATGACCACAGTAATCTGAGTTTTTGGAGAATATTCAGTCGACCCACGGAAAACAGCAACCAGGCGGATTTGTTTTTCTTGTCTCGGAATGGGGCGGCGATGGCATTCACAGACCATTTCGAAGAGTCCGTAATTAATTTCACTGGACAGCATCGATGCTCATTCCACAATCAATCCACACCACTAACCTTAGATCGAGATATGGATACGGATATGAATATGGATATGAATATGGATATGAATATGGATATGATGGTCGGTAAGATTGTGCGGTCTACTGGAAAATATAACGACTTGTATAATTCGTCCATCATCCGTATTAATGAGGCGGTCCCCATTGTCGAACTTAGCACCCGACCCTACGACAAGGCGGTGTTCGGTGTGATTAGTGGAGAGGAGATGGATGACACCTCCCATACCTTTAACATCGGGAACCTCAAGTTCTATTTGGACAATAAAATTAAAATCAAGAAGGTCATGGTAAATAGTGTGGGGGAAGGGGGTATATGGGTGTGTAATGCGAATGGAAATTTCTCCAATGGCGACTATATAACCACATCGCATATCCCTGGTTATGGGGCATTGCAATGCATCGAAGGATGTGATGGACTTGAAGATGCACCCGAGGTGTCGATGGAGGATATGGGTCGTTCTGATGACACTCTCCGAAACTTCACCGTTGCCAAAATAACCTGTGATTGTGCATTCGATCCGGATTCCGACATTTACAATTGCGAAACTTTCGAGTATGATTCGAAAGAATATAAGAAGGCATTCGTGGGGTGTGTGTATTGTTGTTGAGGGATAATTTTAATTTTTTATCGAATACATCATATTGTCGGTAAAATCTCGGTTATTCTATTATTTTCTATAAAAATATTATAAAAAACGAGACGATTATAATAATATCATAATGACGAGAGTTAATTATCCAGGAGGAGGAGGTTCTGATGGTCCATTAACTACATTGCCGTATCAAGACACAATAGAAGTAATAAACGATACTAGTTATCAATACACATATCCTTCAGCAGATAATACTGGACCATACACGGTCTTTGGACCCGTGCTTTTGCCTAAAATCTATGGTAAAAACTTATCAGCCATTGAAGTGGCATCTTCAGGTGTGATTGCATTGAGTATTTATGATGAACACAAATTAACGATCACATCAGATGGTGACTACATTCGTAGCGATGTTGGTTCAGGGGCAATCTCTAATGTGCAAATCGAGGCAAAATCAAATGGTGACGCAATTATATTAAAGTCGGGCGACGCCACCAATAAAATTGTATTGGACAGTCTATTGGTAAGTGAAAGTAATAACTGGAATAAATTGTCCACAGTAATGTCTAATGGCATTCAAATTTCCAATACGGTGAAAATTGATAATAATTTGTCCGTGGGTGAAGCCACCATTCTCGCATCGACCCTCTCCGTCGCCGAGAACACAGTTCTCGCTTCCACCCTATCCGTCAATGATGCCACGGTCCTCTCATCCACCCTTTCCGTCGCCGAGAACACAGTGCTCGCTTCCACCCTATCCGTCAATGATGCCACCGTCCTCTCATCCACCCTCTCGGTCGCCGAAAACACAGTTCTCGCTTCCACCCTATCCGTCAATGCTGCCACTGTCCTCTCATCCACCCTCTCCGTCGCCGAGAACACAGTTCTCGCTTCCACCCTATCCGTCAATGATGCCACGGTCCTCTCATCCACCCTTTCCGTCGCCGAGAACACAGTGCTCGCTTCCACCCTCTCCGTCGCCGAGAACACAGTGCTCGCTTCCACCCTCTCCGTCAATGATGCCACCGTCCTCTCATCCACCCTATCCGTCGCCGAGAACACAGTGCTCGCTTCCACCCTATCCGTCAATGATGCCACCGTCCTCTCATCCACCCTTTCCGTCGCCGAAAACACAGTTCTCGCTTCCACCTTATCCGTCAATGCTGCCACCGTCCTCTCATCCACCCTATCCGTCGCCGAGAACACAGTTCTCGCTTCCACCCTATCCGTCAATGATGCCACGGTCCTCTCATCCACCCTTTCCGTCGCCGAGAACACAGTGCTCGCTTCCACCCTATCCGTTGGTAATGTTGCATTTTTCAACGACAATGTTATCATAGATAGTGTGTTGTCCGTCAGTGACGCCACTATCATATCCTCCACTCTATCCGTTGGACACGAAGCAATGTTCAACTCCAATGTGAGGGTGTTAGGTCCAATATTGACTATTCCCAATGGGGAATCAAGTATTAGAGATGCTATTCCATCGACTGAAGTAGGAGCGATTTTTTACAATAGCAATACTGAAAAATTCGAAGGTCTCCATAGTGATCAAAGGTGGCGACCTTTTGGTGGGGTGGTTGATAATGACCGGGATACCATGATAACCGCCGAAACTGATGGCAATGACGAAGATGTTCTTAAATTCTTCGCAAGTAATGATTCTATTCCAAAAATGACCATCTCCAGTGATCTATTGAGTGTCGCAGTCCCAGCAGCATTCAACGACATAGTTGAGTTGAAATCCACCCTCTCCGTCCATGCTGCTACAGTCCTCTCATCCACCCTTTCCGTCGCCGAGAACACAGTGCTCGCTTCCACCCTATCCGTCAATGATGCCACCGTCCTCTCATCCACCCTCTCCGTCGCCGAGAACA